GCGCTTTATTGATGCAGATGACATCGCCCAAGAGGTCCGCATTAAGTGCTGGAAAAGTATTCACGTTTATGATCCGGAGCGTGGCCAATCTATACGAACATTCTTAAATGTCTGTACAGAAAATCATCTCCGCAATCTCATGAGAGATAATTTTGTCACCTTTAATCCCCCCAACAAGAAGGACCCTGAATATTTTGATCAAAGCGGTAAGCCCACGGAAAAAGCGCTTAAAGATATAAGAATACAAAAGTATCTCAAGAGATATAAAAGGAAGCGGGCCGTCAAGATGCCTGCCAGCGTTGATCGAGTCTTTGCTAATACGGCGGAGGGCATGCCTTGCACGCATGACCATGCGGGCCATGTGAATCTCGACGTTTCTATTAGGCAGATCTTGTTTGATCGGCACCCCAAGGTTATTCAATATTACGATATTTTAATTACCGGGGGCGCCATACCTAAGTCTATTAAGATTCAAATTCAAGAAGTTGTTGAAGAAATTTTACAGGAGAATAATGATGGCCAAAAGAGGTCGTCCTAAACGAAAAATTGAAGCCGAAAAGAACTTTTCCCTTGCCAACATGAAGCCTCCTCCCAAGATCAAAAAGGGTCGTTTTGCGCCCCACGAGGAGTCTTACATAAGGGGACATTATATGACGATGTCCGACAGGGAAATTGGTGATTTTCTACATAGAGAGCCCGCCGCTATTACGCGGAAGCGGCAAGCTATGAGTTTAGGCAAGAATCAGGGCCGCCCCAGCAATGAATCAAAGGCTGATGCCCAGCGAAAGAAGTCCGACAAACAAATTGATCGCGACATGTATGCCACGCTTTCAAAAGAAGAGAAGAAAATTCTCTTTAAGAAGAAGTTTGAAAATACAGAAAGATATCGGCAACTCACAACGACGCTGGCTCCAGATGAACTCAAGGCCTATATTGAGAGCTTTCTTGATTATATGTTCCAATTTGAGACCATTCTCAAGCATGAGGAAGACACCTTACATCTTGCCGTATTGGAAATGATTAGACAGCAGAGATTTCTTCGCTCCCAGGTTCAGGTGCGCGATGCTATATCAAATGGAGACAGGGCTGCCACTTTGACAGGCCGATTAGAAATCTTAGATCGTCGCTATAAAGAAAGTGTTGAGCTTTACGATAGATTGATGAGCAGCTTGCACGCTACGAGAGATCAGCGATTGAAAAACAAAGAGGAAAATAGAGTAAGTCTTGTTACCGTTGTACAAGCCCTGCAAGACGAAGAGGCGCGTCGTATTGCGGGAGAGGAGGCCGCAATGATTGAGGCTGCTAAAAATTATGCGGGAGATATAATGCGTAAAAATGGACACCTGATGGATTGAAAGTGGCAAAAGAAAAGAAATTACCAGTCTTCATTAGAGATACTCGTGAGCATAAGGGCCATGGCTTTCGTTGGATTAAGAGTAAGAATTGGGGCAGGATGGAAACAACCATGCTCAAATACGGAGATTACTCAATCAAGGGCTACGAGAAAGATTTTGTAGTTGAGAGAAAGGGGAGCGCCTCAGAACTTATAGGCAATTTAATTACAGAAGATAAGGAGCGATTTCATAGAGAATTGGAAGTTCTGTCCACCTATAAGGGTGCCTGGATCATATGTGAGTTTGACATGAAGGACTTGAAGAAGGCCATCCGTTATATACCTAAGAAAAAGCGAAAATATTTCTCCATCGATAAAATCATCGGGGCCATTGCATCCATTAATTGTAAATATAAAATACCAATAATATTTGCCTCTAACAACGAGTGTGCTAAAAAGTTATCTCAAAAGCTACTCTTGAAGGCAATTAAATATCTGAAATAAACATGGAAATAATTAAAAGAAAAACACTTCAGGATATCGCTGTATCGGAACAGATCCTTGACATTATAAGTCCCAAGGAGATGTTTAATTATTTTGTTGATACTCCTGAACATCTAAGGCTGGAAGATCCCTACCAGGAATTTGTTCAACTCTGCCGCACGAATCTTGGTTTCGCGGCGCGGACCATCATTGGGAATGGGGACTTCGAACTCCTGCCCTTTCAAACGGTTATTCTAGAAACCCTTTGGAATAAAACCTTCCCTATTCTTTTGATGACTCGTGGTGGAGGAAAAACTACCATGTTGGCCATCTATTCAATTTTGCGGGCTATTTTGGACCAGAGTGCGGCAAGGGGCTCTAAAATTGTAATTACGGCCGCTTCCTTTCGTCAGTCAAAGGAGGTTATGCGCAATATTGAAACACTCTATAAGAGAAGTCCGCTGTTACAAGAATGCTCGGCTTTTCTTGGGGGCTTAAAAAAGAATAATGACAAGTGGGAATTTCAATTTGGCAACTCTACCATAACGGCATTACCCCTCGGTGATGGGCAAAAGATTCGTGGTATTCGGGCAACAAGCATCCTTTGCGACGAATTTGGTAGCGTACCCGAAGAGGTTTTTAACGTGGTTGTGCGTGGCTTCGCGGCTGTGTCGGCCAACCCCGTTGATGCCGTGAGAAGAAAATATAGACGTGAAAAGATGCTGCAGCAGGGACTAAAGCAAGATTTTATGTCAGACGATAAGAGTTTTGATAATCAAATTATTCGCAGTGGTACCGCAACCTATGAGTTTAATCATTTCTATCAAATTTACGACAGATATAAGAAGATTGTCCAGCATAAGATAATTGGCAATAGCAACGACAAGGATGTTCAAAAAATTCTAGGAGATGACCTTCTTGACAATGCCTCCTTGGATTATAGAAAAATAGCCATCATCGACATACCATACAAGGCCATTCCTCGGGGCTATATGGATGAAACAATGATTAATGAGTCAAAGATAAGCATGACTCAGGACCAATTCGATATGGAATATAATGCCAAATTTATTGTAGATAGCAAGGGTTTCTTTAAAGCATCTGCCATTGATCTTGCAACGCCCCGGACAACTGATCCTAACTATTTTCATGTTGAATTGGCGGGAAATCACAAGTTTGACTACGTTATGGGCGTAGATCCGGCACGATGGTCTGATGATTTTGCCATTGTAATTCTTAAGGTATTAAAAAATTCTCATCGCATCGTCTATATGAAGAAATGGAATCAAAAGAACTTTGGAGTAATTGCCAATACCATGAGAGAATTGGTTAAGAAATTTTGTATAAAACGAATAGGCATAGACAAGGGTGGAGGTGGGGCAGCCATTATGGATTTTTTACAAACTCCGGAAATGGTACCTGCGGGTGATGTCCCCTATTGGGAGATTGATGATAAGACGAATGCGGGCGGTTTTAAGATCCTCAATATGGTTAACTATATGGGCAAGTGGCTGATTGATGCCAATTACGCATTGTGCGCCGATATTGAACACAAGAGAGTTTTGTTTCCATATCATGTAGATGAAACAAAATATGCACCGGAGGATATGAAAAAAGCGTCCGACATAATGGATCTCGTACATGAATGTAAGAATCAGCTAGTTCAAATAGAGATTACGGCGACGGCCAAAAGTGAGATCGAGCACTTCGACCTCCCTCCGGAGCTTAAATGGAAAAGAAAAAAAGATCTTTATTCTGCTCTTCTAATAGCGGCCTATGAGGCGCGTCAGCTGAAGATTGGGGAGGCAAAAACACCTTCTTGGGATAATGAATCAATTGGTGGCTCAGTTACGGAGTATATAAGATAGGGGTATTATAAACGGAGAAAGATATGCCAAAGAACAATGGAAGTAAAAAAAATAATGGTTCGTCCAAGGGAATAGTTGATTTGCCTCCCAAGAAGAGATCTCAACTAGCCCTTGATGACCTGGAAAGCTTGGACGCCTTAGAGGAGGCTATACAGGCAACTCACGCCATGTCTTCTTTTATGAAGGGGTCCAAGGCCGTAGCTACGCATACATCGTCTCTTAGTCTGATTAAGAGTAGATCTTTCAATCAGAATTCAAAATATCACAATATCATCAAAGAGTGCGTAGATATTTATTATACGACACCCGTTGTGCGCAATATTATTGATCTTATGGTTGATTTTGCCAGCGAGGGCTTGCGAATTGAGCACAAGATTGATTCTCAGCAACGCTTCTACGATGAGTGGGCGAGGCGCTCGGGCTTCTATGAATTAATTCCGCAAATCTTTCATTCTATTCTTCTTACAGGCAATTGTTTTGTAATGAAGAGAACTGGCAAGGTTTCCAAGGCCGTTCAACAAGAAATGTCGAGAGGGTCCTTGGAATTCCCAAATGTAAAAAATCGTATATTGCCCATCAGTTATACTATTTTAAATCCAACTAGAATTGAAATTGAACAATCTGAGCTTTTTGATGAACGCAATATTAGTTTCAAGCTCTCGGAAGCGGATATTAAAAAAATTAAGAATCCGTCTAATAAAAATCAGCGGGATGTTCTAAAGTCAATGTCGCCTCAGGTTAGAGCAGCCGCCCTAAAGAGCGGTACCGTATTTCTTGAGCCAGACAAGGTGACACCCCTGTTTTATAAGAAGCTCGCATGGCAGTCTTGGGCCTATCCACTTATATTTTCTTGTATTGATGATATTAATTTTAAGAAAATGTTACGTCAAATGGACGAGAGTTCTGCTGCCGATGTAATTAAAGCCATTGTTATTTTCAAATTGGGCAATACCAAGGAGAATTTTGGAGCCACTCAGGCTATGTTTAGCAAGTTTGCCACACTGTTGAAAAATCCAGCAGAGGCAAAAAATATTGTTTGGAATGACCTCATTGATGTTATGGATTCTTACCCCCCTATTGATAAAATTCTGGGCAGTGAAAAGTATGATGTTGTTGATAGGGACATCCTTACTAATTTTGGTGTCAGTGAAGTTCTTGTATCTGGTCGTGCGGGCAATTATAGCAGTGCTTTCTTAAGTGTTCGCACCCTTCAGGAGAAACTTGAGACTGTTCGCAACTACGTCATGAATGCCTTTGTTATTCCAGAGCTGGTGCAAATACAGAGGGCTGTAAATTTCCGCAATAAACCAAAGGCTCGCTTTTCTTCTATGAGCCTCCGTGACGAGCAGGCAGAGAAAAAACTCCTCATGGGCCTATTAGATCGCAAAATTATCAGTGCCCAAACCATGCACGAGACCCTTGGTCTTGACACCGGCATCGAAAAAATGCGGTTAGCAAAAGAAGACTCTGACAAAAACTTAGACTTTCTTGGCCCCTTTGCACCGAGAGGGGTCGAGCCCGCCACTGGTCCCGTTGGGAGACCTTCCAATACCGAGGATATTAAACAAGAGACGGAGAGAAAAACTGAGCCAAAAGGGATTCAGTTGGGACAAGAATTGTCGAAATGGAAATTTTTAAATCGAATTAATAGATGGATTAAGAATAGCTGGAGTGAAAAGAATGGAAGTTCCATCGATGAAAAAGGAATGAAGCAAATAAATACCTTAACGGCCATGGCTTTTGAGGGGTTAATCTATACAGACAATTTGAGTGATGAGAAAATCAAGGAAGCGGTGGGAAGGGTTCAGGGCTCCATGAAAGTGGGGAATGCGCCTATGATGACAAAGACTTGCGGCGCTATAAGCGGTACAATGTCGATGAATGATCTTTACAGTGTCATTTGCAAAATGGGAGATTGATATGGCCAAGAAGAAGAAAAAAAAGAAAGATGAAAAAAAGGTTTGGGCCAACAACATTGACCTAGAGGTCTTGCCTGCAATCTTCGTTTCCACTGGCATGAATCGCAACGACGATGTTTTTCTTCCGGAGGAGACCTGGGCGGCAAGGGGCACGGTAATTCACAAGCCTGTCAACATCTCTCATGATAATGAAGAAATAGTGGGTCATATTTTTGATGCCTATATAATTGACCAAGAAGAGGGTCAGACTCACGCCATTGCGGACGACGACGAAGAGACCGAGATTCCCCGCTCTTTCGATATAGTTACAAAAAGTTATCTTTATCGGATGCAGCTTAGGGAAAAGCTCGATGAAATAATGGAAGATGCTAAGGCAGGAAATAAATATGTTTCTATGGAGGTATTTTTCTCCGACTACGATTATCTTGTAGACACCATGGTCGTGGCGCGAAATGAGGAGACGAGTTTCTTAGATGAAACATTGCGATCTAAAGGGGGAAGTGGGGAATTTGAAGGTAGGCGCGTGGGGCGTATATTAAAGAACATGGTTTTTGGTGGTATGGGAATTGTTGATAACCCCGCAAATCCCCGTTCTGTCATTTTACTCGGTCCCAATTCAGAGCCGGAAACTCGGGGTTTAGCGGAGGAGGCAGAAATAGAAGGGGCAAATGTAGGGGAAATTGGTGTATTAGTAAGTGACGAAATTGCTGTCGCGAATTCGGAAAATGAGGAGAACCGAATGGAAGATAAAATTAAGGAGCTTGAGGCTCAGTTGGCAGAGGCCAATAAAGAGATTGACGAGTTGAAGCAAGGCGAAACTCAAAAGACAATTTCTGAGCTTAAGAGTGAGAATGAAGCTCTTGTGGCTAAGGTAGAAGAAATTCATGAATCCCTGGCTGCCAAGGAAGCATCGCTGGGCACTCTCACTGATGAGATTACCGGCATTACTGCAAAACTAGAAGAAGCTGAGAAAGAGCAAGAAAAATTGGTTGCTCGCAATGCTGAACTAGAAGAGCAAAATGTTACAGCGAGGCTTGCGATACGATCTCAGAAGATGCAGGACTTTGAACTCAGCGATGAGGATCTAGGTTTTGTTCTCGCAGAAATTCGTGAAATGAGTGATGAAGACTTTGAAAGTTATCTTACTCGTGCGGAGCGAATGTGGCGCAAGAAGGTCGTGGAGGTGCCCGTGATTGAAACAAAGGCCGAGGCCTCTGTTGAAGAGAAGGTTGCAGACGAAACTGAGCTTGCACATGCTGCTCTTGAGGATGCGGCTAGTAACCCCGAAAATGTTGTTTTTAACAGCGAGGACGGCGGGGTGTTGCAAGAAGTGGCTCTTGCCGTCGAGAGCATTTGGGCGAAGGAGGAGTAAGAAATGGCGCTTAAAGGTGAAAGAGAAGTCCTGGCGACCAATATCTACTTTACACCAACTGCTGGTAAAGACATGGAGCGAGGCTTAGTACTGGTGGCGAATGGAACGACGGGCGATCTAATGACTCTGCCCATAGTTGGAGCACCGGCTTATAAACCAGTTGGGCTGCTTCTAGACGATG